AAATTAGACAATAAAAAAGACTCCTAAGAGTCCTAAGTAGGCTTGTCCTTACCTAAATTCTTTGCCTGTCAAAACGGTTTTCATTCAAAATACTGGAAAACTACTTCTGAATGAAACTAACCAAATATCTTAATACATTCTAGTGTATTTAATACTACCTTTATAATCTTTTTTATAATGAATACATCCAACAGGAAACCCAAATGGAAAACCATGTTGACCACCTGTACCCATATTAATTACTTCTGCAATACCACCATAATTTTCTATTGCTTGGTCTATTTTTTTAGACTTAAATACTTTGTTGAGTGGGCAGAAAAATACAACATTATCTGCTATCTCAAATGCTTTTAATAGAAATAAGTCAAATATACTAAATGGAGGGTTGGTAATTATCCAATCAACTTTTTTATCATATTGTAAAAAGTCTTTACCTTCTGTAATTTCGCAGTAGTCTTTATCTATTTTAAAGTTATTATAAAAACTTCCAGTTCCCTTACATGGCTCTAATATAGTTCCACTTGGATTAAAGTAATCTATAATTTTAATTGCAGTATCTTCTAATGTCATTACAACATCATTTGGTGTTGACTTAGATGTGTTATTTGGTCTTACAAACATTACCCAAATATCTTAAACTTAGGTCTGTCCGTTTGGATAGCTGCTAACTTACCTGTGTGCATCACGTCAGTAAGTTGCTTGTTTATTTGGTTTAGTAGTTGTAGTGCGATAACTAATTTGTTATGTGTCTTCTCATCACCTAGTGGACTGTTAGCCATACTAGCAATAAGACTTTCACGTACCTTATCCATAGCTTCTTTGTATAGAGGGTTATCTAATATCTGTGTTGCTTGTTCACCACGTTTAACTTCTTCTAGTGACTTATCCGCCATACATCATCCCTGATTGTGCTTTGATTTGTGCGATAGCTAAATCAGTCTCAGCTTTTAATTGTGCCTTGAAGCGTTCTAGTTCTGCTTGAGCTGCTATCTTCTCACGTTCAATTATAACATCATTCTGTGAACGTACTTGCTCTTGTTGTAGTTGAGCTTGAGCTTTTTGTTGTTCAATTTGCAACTGACCTTGCACCATAATCTCTGCTTCAGAAGGTTTATCTTGCTGACCTTCTTGCTCAGGTGTATTAGCTGGATTAACCCAGAACTCTTCAGGGTTCTTAAAGCCTGCATTCTGTGTAAGTTTAGCTAATGCGTTATATATCTTTTCAGGGTTAGTTAAGCCAACAGCAATAGCTTCTTTTTGCATATTCAAGATAGATGTTAAGTGAACCAATTGTTGGTCTTTATTACCTGCACCTAAGCCTACAGAGATAGATAAGTCTTTACGAGCTTTCCATTCTCTAGGGTCTACTTCTACCCACTTGTTACGTAGACGAATAATGTCTGGTTTAGTAAGCGTTGTTCTAACTAAATGATGCACAAGTTTAAATAACTCTTTTACACCTGTCTCTGCAAATGTTCTAGCTACTAACTCAATACGTTGTTGAGACGCATTCATAATCTGTGCTACACCGGTAGCTGTCTTGTTAAGACTGTTAGAGTCTAAGCCTTGGTTGTAAGCTGTGATACCTGTTCTCTTCTCTTTCATAGAGTCCATGTATTCAACCATGCCGAATGATGATGCTGGTAGTGGTGGATGTGATAAAGGCATAATGCCTGAACCTGGGTCACCTTCTACACGAACAATACCACCTGGTCTTGACGTTAGCATATCGTCTAGGTTTACTCTGTCAGATATTGCATAACGACCATTGTTAGCTAGATACATATTATCTAACTGACCACGAATAAGGGTAGACTTAATTAACTGAATGTCCATAGTCAAGTCAGCATAAGAACGACCAATATGTCTATGTGGCATTATCATAGGTGTGATACATGCGAAAGGTACATACTCGCATTTCTCTTTATATAGGATTGTGTTACCTAATACAACTACTCTATATCTTTCACCATCTAACTTAATGTATGTGTCTTTAACTAAACCTTCCTCTGGAGCAATAGCTCTATCGTATTCTTCGTCATAGATATCACGTGCATTAGACTCTTCTTCAAAAGTGTCTCTAATATCTGACATAATTGATTTGATGTATTCTAGTGGCTTGTCAAATGCTTCAGCAATACTAGCTAACTGCATGACTTCTCTATGTTGAACGAAAGTAGCGTCTTGTAAGTTAGGACCTGATACTTCTACAGATACCATCATGTTTTCAGGTGCTACGTTATCAATGTATATTTCAGTCTTGCTTTCTGTAACCTTGAGCTTAACGTCATGTAACATAGGTTGCATAATAGTTGCTGGGTCTACACCATTCATCATAGCTTGTTGATATAACGCATCCATGTTAATAGATGGGTCAGGGTAACCAGTATGCTCTAATACTTCTGTCTTCTCATCTGAAGCCAACATTTGTAGTTGGGCATCAGTAAGACCTTTATACTCGTATTCTTCTACTTCTTCCTCTTCTTCAGAGTAAACCTTTACATATCCGTTCTTAGATAGTAATGCATCTTTAAACCATACATAGAATACTTTAAACCCTTCGTTCTTTTCCATAACGACATGGTTTACATAATCTGTTTCTTGGTCTGCTGCTTCTTGGTCTTCAGGACCTTTAGGGTCAAACTGAACAACCTTATCACCGGCTACAAAAACTTTAAGTAATTGTGGTAATGCTGACTCAATAGTGTCTTGTACATCATAAGATACAACTTGTGAACGACCTTCTTCTTCGTTACCGAATGGCTGTCCTAAATAATAGTCAATCGCTGTTGCTCTATCATCCGACAATGCACTATCATTTACACCATAGGCAATATTTTCTTGTTGCTCTATCTGTGCAATGATTTCCATATCTTGTATCTTCATTAAACAATTCCTCTATTTGTATATTGTATTTTCTCTTTGCTCCATGACTCATTCTTCATAGACTCAATAGAGGTACATAAATATCTGAACGCGTCTGCTCCATGTGAAAACTCATCATGCAATGGCGCACCAGGTTCGTTGGTTGCAGAGTTTATACTTCTGCGATAATTCTTTAAACATTCAACAAGTCTTTGTGCTGACTTATCAAAGTATATACGGTGGAAGTTCATACGTGCTAACTTAATACCAGACTCTATGTCTGCTTTAGGTACGATACGTATATCCCATCCTAACTTCTTCATAATATCTTCTGCTGATATACCATGCTTAAAGTCTTTAGACTGTCCGTCATGTGGTAAGAACATTGTACCCCAGTTATAGGATAAGTTCTTTAGTTGTGCAGAATAACTATCTAGTGTTCTGTGGTCATCTTCTATATAACCAATGATGCGTAAGTCTGATATACCTTTTTGGCATAGGATAACTGACATACTGTCGTTCCATCCTAAGTCCATTACTACATGAACCTTCATCATAGGGTCATAAGGTACAGTTGTTATACGGTTACCTTCTTGTGCTTCACGTATCTCGTTAGAGTATATAGCACCATCTACAGCAGCCTTACAATCACCTTCCCAGATGTTTGCATAGTCAGGGTTAGTCTTCTCGCTATGTAGACGTTCTATCTCTAGTACTTCAGGAAACCAAGGATTGTCAGTATAGTTTACTTTAACAACCTTAGCGTTCTCTGGTGGATTAACCACGAACCTTGTATATGTATCGTCTGTATCTATATTAGGGTTAAATGATACCCATATCTCTGAATTAGGTTTACGTATCGTAGGTATTAATATATCCCATGACTTCTTACTAACCGTCTGAGCTTCTTCTACCCAGACGATATCACATCCTTCAAAAGACTTAATACTTTCCACAGTATTAGTAGCCAATCCAGTAAAGCTAAATGTACTACCGTTACGACCTCTAATCTCTGCTTCTAGGACTTCATAGAAAGCTCCTAGACCTAAAGACTGTATCTGGTCATTAAGTAATGTATGTACTGATTGTTTAATAGACTTTTGTATTTCACGTGCACATAAGACACGTGTTGGCTCATTGGCTGCTTTTATAAGCAATGCCCTTGCCATAGACCATGACTTACCTGAACCTCTACCACCGTATGCTACTTTATACCTATGATTTTCGGTTAAAAAGTTTAATTTAGCAGGGAAGTCTGCAATAGGTTCTCTATTGTTTAGGTTCTGGTTCAACAAACCTTATTCCTATACTTAAAGGTAAATCTGAGCCATCTAATCCAGTCAGCTCTGTAGTTGCTATAGCTTTGCCATCTAGTCTATCACCTACTTCTTTAATAGCACCTAAGTCACCTTCTGCTGCTTTTTCGTATAGCTTCTCAGCCATAGCATGAAGTCTTTTGTAGTCTTCTTGTATAGCAAGTTTGCGGATAATGTTACCCCAAATTCTTTTTTCTTTACTAGAGTTCTTATTGCCTTGATTGGCATGAGCAGCTTTTTCTCTAGCTAATGCTAATTGTTCTTCTTTGTCCATGATATAGTAACTCCATAAATGGGTCATTACTCCTTAAATTGCGTATTTTTTAACAGAGTTCTCTTTAATTAACTCTTTGATTTTAAATAAAATGTCTTTCGGTAATTTTTTGATTATATAACTCATAGCAATGTCATTACCTTTACAAGCATCATCTATAACTACTTCTAAGAACTTTCTTATATCCTTAGGGGAACGTTTAGACATAATCTTAATTTGTCTTGGTAGATTATAGTAATTAACTATGATTTCCCTACCGCTTTTACCGCCTTTTTTAAGTTTGTTATACAAGTTATTAATGCCTATTTCTTGTATTAAAAACTCTTCAAACTCTAAAGCCTGTTCTTCAGATATATTATTATGCACTATTTTAACGGTATATGGCTCACCGTAATCTCTTTTAGTGTAAGCACGGTCACTTGTACCTTTACCGACATAGATTGGTCTATTGTCTTTACCATAATGCAAGTATGTGTAGTATCTATTCATATTAACCCCTAACTAGGTTTATAAAGAGGCTAGCCATGAGTTAGCATGGCAGGGAGCGACCCTTTTCGCCTTATTGGTTTATTTACTTAATAATCCTCTGTAATACATTTGTTCTATTAATCTTGGATCTATATAGTTTTGCTGCATAGTCATGCCTGGGTTAGTTAAACCTTGCATATATGGTGATTGCATTGGCATTGTTTGTGGCATTGGCTGTGGTGCTTGTTGTGATAATAGCCCTTGTTGTGCCATTTTACGCATCATTAACTCTTGTTGAGTTGGCTGACCACCTGTCATAGCATTTACTAAATAGTCTAAGAAGTTCATAGTTCAGATTCCCTGTTCTTTCCTTTAAGAGGATATATCATTCTTTGGTATGTTTCCCACCACTCTTGACTATAGTCTGTATTCTGATAGTCTTTAAAGCATGGTGTGCCTAATGTGTGATGCACTAACTTAGCATCTGGGTTGTATTCATATTCTGTTTCTAGCCAGTTCCATGTTTCATCTAGCTTACCTACTTGTTCTTCTGGATACTTGAGCCATTCAAACCTGTGTAGGTATTTACCTGTTTGTTCTTGAATAAACCTAGGCGTTAGCTGACGGTTCAACCAATGTGAGCAGTTCCATAACATAACGCTTGACCAGTTCTTTTTAGGATAGTCTTCGTTCTTTGCACCTAAATACTTAACAGGATGCTTTGTTTGGTAATGATGCTTGACTACCTTGATTGCTTCGTCTGTATCAAAGTTAGCTAGTATCTCTGCTATATCTGTTCTGCATATCATATCGCCATCTACGAATAGTGCGATACCTTTAAAGTTATTTAGATATGGCACTAGAAAGCGTGAGTAGATAAATGCGTTACTACCGTCTGTATGTGTTTCTTTGTAGTCTTTTAAAGTGTTTAGTGCTAATGGTGTAAAACTTACCGGTATAGATGACTTCTCTATAACTGACTGGCAAAAGTTATGATAAGCAATTGGTTCTACCTTGCCATCATATCCTACATATATATCTAGTTTTACCACTTTACTTTGTTTGCCCAAAAAGCGGCACTCATTTTTCCTTTAGCAATGTTCTTAGCGTGTCTTGCTTTAAAAGACTTTGCTCTATCTGTATTTGTCTTGTCACCACTTACGCCTTTTTGTCCAAAGCGTATAA